GAATCGACTCCGACAAACTGACCTCGAAAAACGGCAAAAACACTCGGGTATCACACCCCAGCAAAACCAAACGATTGTTTGGTGTCATAAGCCGTCGTATATTTGTAAAAGACCCAATCAATTAAATGCCCTTGACGAACGAACAGATCGCGGCGGCCTTTAAGTTTTCCAAGGAACGGGCCCGGGCGCTTATCCGCGAGGGTATGCCCCTGACCTCCATCGAGGAGGCGACCGCTTGGCGCGAGGCGCGGGCCTTAAGGGCTCGGCAGGGCCGTATCTCCAAACCTTCCGAGGTCCGCGTCGACCCGTCGGCCGTCGTCGCCGACGAGAGTTTCGAGCAGACGGTCGAAAGGCATCGCGAGCTCAAGGAGGCCGCCCGCCAACGATACATCGTCGCCCGAGACGCCGGCCTCGCCGAGGAATCCAAGCTGTATACGACGTATCAGAATATCCTCAAGACCCTCGTCGTCGTCGAGCGCGAGGCGTTGGCCCGAAAGATTGAATCCAAGGAGCTCATCAAGACGTCGCTCGCCCTCGACCGATTCCAGCGCGTCCTCGCCGGCATCAAGGCCGACATCCTCGGCCTCGGCCTTGAGGTCGCCCCGATCGCGAACCCCGATTCGCCCGGTACGGCGCTCAAGATCATCGACGAGAAGGTGCAGAAGCTCCTTGAGAAATGGTCGACGGCCGCCCGCGAGGCCGGGAACATCGTCGCCGGCGAGACGACCCCGCAGGTCGAGGCCCCCGAGCTCGATGCGTTCGACGACGAGGAGGTCGACGAGGATGTCTGATGCGTTCGACCAATCCCTGCGGTCGGTGCTTGCGCCTGATCCGCACCGAGACCCCGTCGCTTTCCTTGAGCACAATATCAGGACGATTCCTTACTCCCCTTTGTCGGGGCCGTTCCGAATCTCAAACTCTCCTTGGCTGGCCGAGCCGTTGCGCTGCCTGACCGACCCCGAGGTGCAGGAAATGGGCGTGATGGGGAACGTCCAATCGGGTAAAAGCTGGGTCATCGAGGGCGCGTCCTGCATCCTGCCGGTCATCGCCCCGGGCCCGACATTGATCCTTCAAGATATCGACCGCAACGCCGCCGATTTTTTGGAGACCCGTCTGCGTCTGCTCTTTGAATCGGTCGCCCCGGTCAAGGCGCTGCTCGGCCCCGACGGCGTACCGAAAAGCGGCGTCATCCAATTCCGCGGCAATTCCTGTTGGGTCCTCGGTGCGAACAACGAAAAGAATCTGCAACGTCGTTCAATTCGATATGTCTTGGGCGATGAAATCTGGATGTGGCCGGTCGGGGCGCTCAAGAATGCCCTCGCCCGAATCACGGCGTACAAATGGCAAAGCAAGGTCGTCCTCGTTTCGCAGGGCGCGACCGAAGGGCACGATTGGGCCGAATGGTTTGCGAGCACCGATCAGCGCGTCTGGACGTTCGCCTGCCCGAGCTGCGGGCACCGGCAGCCGTACAAATGGACGCAGGTCATCTTCCCCAAGGAAGCCAAGACGGTCGCCGGCTGGAACCTCGACGCGGTCCGCAAGGGCACCCGATACCAATGCGAATCGTGCAAGACGTTTCTGCCCGATACGAACCGCGTACGGACCGAATTGAATCAGACCGGACAATACGTCGTCACCAATCCGTCGGCGCCCAAATCCCGACGCGGATACCATTACAACGCCTTGTGCGCCCAATGGGGCCTTACTTGGGGAGATTTGGCCGTCGAATGTATCGAGGCCAAGATCGCGGTCGACGAGCGAGCCGAGGAATCGCCACGCCGGGAATTTATTATGAAGCGCCTCGCCGAAACGTACCGCGAGGAGCCCGATGAGATTCAGATCGAGGGCAAGGTCGGCGGTTATCGTATGTTCGACGAATGGGCCGAGGAGGGAGGTTTCGTCAAAGGCAAGCCGACGGCCGGCAGGAACCTCACGCCCGAGCTTAGGGCCGCGCCCGATTTCGTTCGCCTCCGTTTCCTTTCCGTAGACGTGCAACGGCGCGGATTTTATTACGTAGTGAGGTCTTGGTCAGGCGAGGGAACGTCCCGCCTGTTCACCTGCGGTTTCTGTTTCGCTTGGAACGACCTGATTGAAATTCAAAAAAAATGCGACGTACACCCGGCCAATGTCTACGTCGATTCCGGCGACCAAACCGACGAGGTCCTTTCGATGTGCGGCAAGAACGGTTGGAACGCGACCCGAGGCGACGCCCGCAACGAATTTAATTGGAAAGTCAGGACGCCGTCGGGAATGAAGAATGAAATCCGACCCTATTCGCCGCCGATGATCGAGGCGACGGGCAACAAGAGGGTCAAACGATTCTATTTCTCAAACCTACGCCTCAAGGACACCCTCGCCCTTCTGATGCGCCGCGGCCGGCATACCCGCCCCGACGACGTGCCCGAGGAATACCTGACGCAGATGCAGTCCGAAAAGCGGACCATCACGTCGAACGGCAAACCGATTTGGGAGCAGATCGGAGGACGGGCCAATCACTTCTTTGACTGCGAGACGATGGGCCTCATTCCTGCGCTCGGCTGGAAATTGACCGGCAAGGTTGCCCTCGCGGAATCGGCCGACGATCAGGCGATGTCGGCGCCGGCCGAGGAAGAAAGCGACCCCCGTTGACATTGTCGCCGACGACCTCAACCTATCCCTGCGCCTTTCTATGCTCGGGCATAGGGTTGGGAAGGTGGCACCCTGCCCTTGCGCATACGAACGCTACGGCAGGGCCTGCCCATTTGACTCCCGCGCTATTTTATGGGAAGCCGAGCCACGGGATGTTTTATGATTCTGACGCAGTCGCAAATCGAGGCGATTCGCGACAAAGCCGTTGAGCAGCTGACTATGGGAAAGGTCACTATGTCGTACTCTGATTCCGGCACGTCGGTCCAGAAATCTTGGCCGATGACCATCGAGTCCGTCCTTGTGGAATGTCGTTATGCGCTACAGCTCAAGGACCCGCAGCAATATGGTTCCATCGACCGCGTACGCGTTTACAACGGCCTGTGGAATTTCCGCGGCCTCTAAGTCTTTCCTATGTCCAAAGCCCCCAAGAAGCAGATCAGCAAGGTGAAGCGCCCGGTCGCCCGACGCGGCGGCCTCAAGGCCAAGGCAAACAGCTTTGGCGGTGCCGGCGCCGGCATCTTCTCTCAATTCGAGAGCGCCAAATTCTCCAATAAGCGCCAATACGTTTGGTCGCCTTGGCCGGCTGATTTCAAAAAGACGATGACGGTGTTCGACCGTCAGGAGCTCACGCGCAAGATGCGTTGGCTCTCGGTCAATTCCGGCCTCATCCGTACCATCGTCAACGATTACGCGACGTATTCGGTCGGCGAGGGCATCAAGGCCCAGCCGTCGTCGGGCAACCCCGATTGGGATGCCAAGGCCGCCAAGTATTTCGACGAATGGGCCAAACGCCCTTGCGAACTGACCGGCCGATACAATTTCTACGAGGTGCAGAATCTCGTATGTCGCCGGGTCGACATCGACGGCGAGGTGTTCGTCCTCAAGACCTACTCCCCGGCCGGCCCGATCCTGCAGCTCATCGAATCACATCGCGTCGGTACGGCCTCGGGTATGCCCGACCCGGAGGGCGGCGTCGACGGAGTCCTTTTCAATAAATTCGGCCGCGTCGTCGGCTATTCTGTCATTCGTTCCGACGGTACGGCCCGCGTCGTCAACGCCAACGCCATTATGCACGTGCATAACCCCGAGCAGATCAGCGGCGCCCGGGCGTATAGTCCGATTCAGCATTCGGTGAACGCGGTCGTGGATATCCTCGAAATGCTCAGTCTCGAGAAGGTCGCAGCGAAGTCGAACGCGGACATCGTACGCACGATTACCCGCGACAATGGCGGTCAATTTGACGCGGCCGATTTCGAGGCGTTCGGTATGCGTCCGCAAGATTATCCGAACGGCGTTTACAATAACCCCGATCAGGTCGGCACGTTCATCGGCGGCAAAGTGCTTTCACTCGCGCCCGGGGAGAAGCTGGAAAGTTTTGAGTCAAAGCGCCCCAATAGCACCTTCTGCGGATTTATTGATTTCAATAATCGGGACAGCTGTATGGGCTCGGGGCTCCCGTTTGAATTTGTCGTCGATAGCAGCAAGGTCGGCGGCGCGTCGATGAGGTTCGTCCTCGCCAAAGCCGAGCGAGCATTCTCGCATCGTCAGAATATCCTCATCAATCACCTGTGCGTGAACGTATGGGGTTATATCATCGGTACGGCCATCGCCAACGGCGAGCTTGAGGCCAACGAGAATTGGCATCGCGTGAATTGGGTCACCCCTCGCCGCGTGACCGTCGACGCCGGCCGCGAGGCCGCTGCCAATCAGAAAGATATCGAGATGGGCATCAAGACCCTGTCGGATCACTACGCCGAGCAGGGTATGAACGTCATCGACGAGACCCGTCGCCGCGCAGCCGACGCCCGTCTCATCATCGACACGGCCAAGGAATTCAACGTCCCCGTCTCGATGCTCTGGAAGCCGACGAACACCCCGAACGCCGACATCGACACGGCCGGCCTTGACGTTCCCGGCCCCGACCCTGAAAAGGAATTCACCCCCTTCCCCTCCGCGGGCAACCCCTAATCCCTTAAAATGAAATCCCTCCTGAAAGACCTCCGCGGCAACCGCCCGGTGCTGATTAACCCGAAGCAGGCCGAGGCGTACCTTGCCCGTACGGCCAACGTCGAGCTTCCCCTCGGCGCCAAGATTTCCGACGTCGGCGATATGCTCGCCGCCTTGTTCGGCGAACAGCCGGTCCTCGAAAAATTCCCGCCCTACGCGATCGTGCCAATCAAGGGCGTCATCGGTCGCGGCCTGACGGAGCTGGAAGCCCTTTGCGGCGCCTGCGACATCAAGAACGTCGAGGAAATGCTTGAGGAGTGCGAACGCGACCCGGCGATCAAGACCATCATCCTCGACATCGACAGCCCGGGCGGCACGTCCGTCGGCGTTCCCGAGCTCGCCAACCGAATCAAGAATTCGACCAAGGAGGTCATCACCTTCACCGCCGGCGAATGCTGCTCGGCCGCTTATTGGCTGGGGTCGCAGGCGCGGTCATTCTATGCGACGCCGAGCTCGTCGATCGGTTCCGTCGGCGTGTATATTTGTTTCACCGACGCGTCGAAGCATTACGCCGACAACGGATTCCGTCAGGTGGTCATAAAAGCCGGCCGCCTGAAAGGGGCAGGAATCGACGGGACCTCGCTCTCTGACGATCAGGAAAAAATGCTTCAAGACGAAGTCCTCGACATCTGGGTCGATTTCAAAGGCGCCGTGACGTCGGTCCGTGAATTTGTCTCCGAGGATGCGATGGAAGGTCAGCCCTTCTCGGGCAAGCGCGGCGCCGAGGTCGGCCTGTGCACGTCCCTCGTCAATGGTTTCGACGAGCTGATGGAAGCCCTTGACGCCCGCGTCGCCGAGCAAATGGAAGCCGACGAGGAGAATGACGCCCGTCACGAGGCCGCCGAGCTCGTCGCCGGCGAGGAGCACGACGAGGAGGAAAAGGCCCTTAAGCGCTTTGCCTCGGCCCGGGCCCTAAACGGCCTCAAGGAGGCCAAGACCCTCGCAAAGGGTGTCCTACCCTCCCCCAAGGCCGAAAAGGCCGCCAAGGACGACGAGGATACCGAAAAGGCCGAACCTATGCCCAAGGCCGGTCGCCTGCCCGTCGAAGCCGGCAAGCCGGTCGACCCTTCCGACCCCGAGGACCCCGATTACGACCCCGACGAGGACCCCGAGCTCAAATGCGTCGTCTCTGATTTCGACGGCACGATCCGCGTCGACGATTCCGATATGCTCGACGAGGCCGTTGCCAAGCACCTTGCCCGTATGACCGAATCCGGCAAGCAAGTCCATATCGTCACCGGCCGTCACGAATCCCGTCGCGCCGAAACCGAGAAGTACCTCGAAAAGAACAAGGTCGATTTCAAGGCCCTGCATATGAAGCAGGACGAAAAGCAGGAAACCCCTCGGTACAAGGTCGACGCGGTCAAGAAAATCGAGGCCGAACACGGCAAGGTGAAGCATATCGTCGAGAACGACCTCGCCTGCATCGACGCCTATGAGGCCGAGGGCTGGCATTGTATCCACCCCGACACGCTCGGCAAGGTCGAGGGCGAGGCCGACGCCGGCGAACGAGGCGTCGACACCGACAAGAAAACCGATCGCAGCGAGACCGAAAGGCACCGCGGCGGTCCGATTGCTTGACTCCCGCGCTATTTCAAATCGTCAACGATGACCCTCGAACAGACCCTTAAGACCCTCAAGGCGGCTTTCTCCTCGAAATCCGAGGAGGCCGAGGCGTTCGCTTCTCAGCTTTCCGAAATGAAGGCCAAGAACGAAACCCTCTCCGCGGAATTCGCCGCCGTCGCCGAGCAGCTCGCTGCCGCCAAGGCCGCCGTCGCCGAGCGCGACGAGGCCGTCGCCAAGGTCGAGGCCCTGAGCAAGGCCCTCGCCGAGGCCGAGGCCCACAAGACGCAGGCCGTGTCTCAGATTGAGACCGTCGGTAAGGTCGCCGCCAAGATCGCGGCCTCCGTCGGCGTCGCCCCGGTCGAAATCGCCGTGGCCGAAATCGCCGCGGCCGCCAAGTCTCCGTCCGAAATCTGGGACGAATACGTCGCGATCAGCAACCCTTCCGAGAAGCTCGCGTTCTACAACAAGAACCGCGCCGCCATCGTCGCCCATATCGGCATCAAATAATTTCAACCCCCATCATTCACTAACATACTATGAGCTCTAACTCTGTCCTCAATCAGGGTCTTGCCCCGCAGTTTGTCGCCGCTGAAACGCTGCGCACTCTCGTCCCGGTGCTCGCCCCTCTCAATAAGGTCGTCACTACCGATTTCAGCGCCTACGTCGCCGAAAAAGGCCAAGTCGTGCATACCCGCTACGCTGACGCCTTCACGGCCTCGACGTACGACCGCAGCACCGGCTTTGTCGATCAGAACGCCGTCGCCCACGACGTCGCGATCACCCTGTCCGACCACAAGTACGTTTCCGCTTCTTTCACCGACACCGAGGCCGCGACCATCACTCTCGACCTTTTGAAGCGCGTCTTTATCGCGCCGATGGCAAACGCCACCGTGAAGTCTCTGTTCGATGCTGTGCTCGCCGAAACCACCGTCGCCAATTTCGCCAACGCCGCTTACTCCGGCAACAAGGCTAATTTCAACCGCGCCGCGATCGCCAACGTCTCGACGAACCTCACTCTCGCGAACCTTCCGTACAACGGCCGTTCGATGCTCCTCAGCCCCGGCGCTTTCGGCCAGCTGCTGCAGGACCCGACCGTCGCTCAGTATCTCTCCATCGGTGACACCTCCGTCATTCGCGACGGCGTCGTCGGTCGCCTTCACGGCATCGACATCGTCGAGTATAACGGTTGGTCTGCCGGCCCTTCCGGGGAACATCTGCAAGGCATCGCCGGTTGTCGCGAAGGCCATATGGTCGTCACGCGTGTCCCTGCTGCCCCTGTCACCGGCGGCGGCGAACAGATCACCGTTCAGGACCCGGATTCGCAGTTCGCTTTCGCGATGCGCTCTTGGTACGATTGGTCGATGGGCCTCTCCAAGATTTCCGCTTCTTGGATCGTCGGTACCGCCGTCGGCAATCCGAACGCCGCGCAGCGCATCGTCATTACCGACCTCTAAGCCGAAAGGCAAAGAGTCGGTGAACAAGGCCCCGGGAAACCGGGGTCTTTTTTTGACTCACGCGCTATTGTATGAGCTTGCAAGACGAATGGGCCGCCGACGCCGCCGAGATTCTCGCCGAGATTCCCAAGGCCGTCACCGTCCGCAAGAATCTCTCCGGCTCGATTACCCCGTTCAACGTCCTAATGACGCCTCCGATGGTCGAGCAGAATCTTGAGACCGGCGGCTTCCTCAACGCGACGTCGTTCGACGTGAAGTTCCTGCGCAGCGCCGCGGCCGCGGCACCCGGCGTCATATCGTTCGGAAACGTGTTGACGTACAACGGGCAGGATTACCGCATCGTCGCCATCAACGACCGCCCGCCGAGCGCTTGGATCATTGCCAAGGTGCAGACCAAGGGCGGCCCCGCCTGATATGCCCCTCAGCGCCAACAAGGGCACCAAGGTCGATATCGCCGGCCTGATGGCCCATATAGCCGATTTTGCCAAGCTTTTCGGCAAGTCTCAGGCCGAGGTCATCAAACGGCAGGCCGCGCTATTCTGCGAGGATATGCTGAAATACTCCCGGCCGTTCGACGGCAAGGAACCGGGCGGCGGCCTCAAGGACGGGGCGCAGCAACACGGGATGGAAAACGTCAACAATTCCCTCGTCCATATCTTTCGCCCTTTGTCCTATGCGACGGGCGAGCAAATCGCCGCGATCGGGCGATACGACGTCTTTAAGGCGTACCAAGAGGCCAAGAATGCGACCGAGACCGGCAAGCGCCGTTGGGTCGATTTCCAACGCAAGTACGACCGCGGCGCCAAAGCCCTGCCCTACATCGCCGCCGGCGACCTGACGGCGATGCGTTCCCTTCATAACTCCCTCCGTACCGACGGAAGCCGTGGCGGCCTGAAGCAATCCGTATGGGATACCAAGGGGCCTTTCGCAATCGTCGAATCCGTCGAGGATATGAAGAAGCTTATCCTCGAAAAGCAGAAGGACGTCGGTAAGCTCAAATCTCCCTATT